GTGCAGCCGATGAATTGAAGATTAAACGCATGGTGTACCAGTCAATTCATGGCAAACGCAATTCACCTTTTTCCGCGAAAAAGGTTTTGGATCAGATCCACACGATGGTTTATGAGGAGATTAAGTCTAAGAAGTGGACCGATGATCGTGTGGCAGATGCTATTGAGAACTTGTGTCGTGAGATTGACCCTCAGTTCAAATTAAAGGCAGCAGTAAAACTTGAGCCAATGCCCGAGGAGAAGGCCCCTCGTTTATTGATAGCAGATGAGGACCGGGGTCAAGTGATGGCACTCATGACAATTTACTGCATTGAAGCCCTTATAAAGAAGCACTTCCCAGAGAAAGGGATTAAGGGCCTATCGAAGAAGGACGCGATCAAACGAGTGATGAAAGCATGCAGGGTACCACGGAAGGTTGCTAAGAAGTTAGTAACGATCTTCGAAGGGGATGGGAGCGCTTGGGATACAACTTGTAGTACTGCTATCCGTGAGCTTGTGGAGAACCCGGTTATCAACCATGTCGCCAATCTAGTTAACGGCTTCATGTTTGCTACACCTTCAACATGGGCTGAAGCTCATGCCTCCATTTGTGCGCAAGAGAAGCTGGACATCTCCTATACGAAGAACAAAGAATACCAGAAGGAGACCATCAATGCAATTAGGAGGAGCGGCCATCACGGCACTTCGTGCTTGAATTGGTGGATGAACTTTGTGTGCTGGCATTGTGCTATTTTCGAAGATCCTGAGTTATTCCTTGATCCATCCCATCGATACGCAAAGGATGTGACAGGAGTGAACCGGTGGATGAACAGTGCTTTCGAGGGTGACGATTCTTTCCTCGTTACGTCCCCTAAGATTGAGGAAGGCAAGGCTCTTCACATGAGCATCCTTCAGTTTTGGGAACGGATTGGTTTCAATATGAAGATTGAGATCAGGAAGGAGAGAGCACTGTTTGTTGGTTATTATATTGGCCTTGATGACTCTGGACCACTCTTTGATGAAAAGAAGAACGAGTGGATGATGGTACCCGAGATTGACAGGTGCTTTTCCAGGGCAGGGACCAGTTGTTCACAATCAATGATAGATGCATTTAATTCGGACAATCGCAAGAAGTGCGTGAGATTGGCAGGGTCAGCAGCAATGTCAAGAGCTTTTGAGTTCGCAGGACTTGCACCGACTATCTCCAACAAGTTCCTCCAGTATGCAGTTGATTGTGATTTCGAAATCACTCATGATTTAAAGATGCGGACCAATCAGGAATTCGAC